TAAAAGAAGAGGCGGCTAAGCACACGGGTGGTAGTGTTAGTTGCATGTTAGAGCGCATTATAGATTTATACTCGAAGCAAGAGTGGAGCTTTAGGCCGGAATAGGCTATATCTTTTAATGCCAGCGACGAAAATACGAATCAAATCTCCTTCCTTCGCTTACGGTGTCGCTGGTGTCTAAACTTTAATCCCAAAAACAAAAAAGCCCGAGACTTTCATCGCGGGCCCTAATGTCACTATTAACTTATAAGGATTCATTAACTAAGATTGATTATAATTCAAACTAATTAGATATTCAACCGAATGATATTGTTCAGATTTTGAACAATTCTAAAATATTTCGTGTAATTGCTCAAAAATTATACAATATTGGTTGTGTAGCTAATGATTATGGTGTAGATGTAGAGAATTGTTATTTTTTATTTGACCCTTTAAAAATAGGGAATTTTGAAAAAATAAAATACTAGCGTATCCCTACGCTAATATCAGGTGAAATCATAAAGCGGCAACTTTAGATTTCTACATTACTTCCTACCAGGAATTAAATAATGCAAGGACAGTATAACACACTCGCGATCAAGGTCAACAACTTATTCCAACAAAATCTTCCTCAATTTCCTTATTCTACTAATGATTTTGAATATGGTGCTTTTAGACATGCAAGGCAAACCGCTTTAAAGCATAAATATATACAATTTAATGCCATCAATAGTTTGGGAACATTAGTGGTCGATATTGATAGAGAAACATATTACGAAGATTTAACCCCAACTCCGAATATGGCTGTTTATAACAAACAAAACGCAAAATGTCATGCGATTTATTTTTTAGATCCTTCTGTGCATTTAAATGAATTAAGTCGCCGTAAACCCATAATTTTTGCGGAAAATGTATTAAAAGGCCTTACGCGGCGCCTGGAAGGAGATCCTTTTTATGCCCATATGATATGCAAAAATCCTCTCAATGATGACTTTAGAGTTTATGCCCTGAGAGATAAGCAATATGGCTTAGATGAGTTATCAGAATATATTCCCAATAAAATCTTAAATGAAAAACGCTCAATAAACGAAATAAGTAGAAATTGCCAAGTCTTCGATGAATGTAGATATTGGGCATATAAGGCAATCAGAGAATATAAAGCCACTACCTTCGAAGAATTTCATATCGCGGTCAGAAATCATTGCATTGAATCAAATTCTACCAAGTATTGCCCAATGAGCTTGCAGGAAGTGAAAAATATAGCAAAGAGCATTAGCAAATGGGTTTGGGATAAAAGAATCGAGCTAACTTATAACAGATTACAAATAGCCGCAGGTAAGCAATCAGGTCAAACGAGAAAATTAAAAGCAGACCAAAATAAAATACAAGCATTAGAAATGTTGAATAAAGGTTTGAGGATTGAAGAAATAGCAGACAGGTTAGGAGTAACAAGAATGACAATATATAACTACATAGGGATGTCTATCTGATTTAAGTTCGTTTTACATTTGTGTTAACTGCCATAGTATGGCGCCTAGTGAGGATGTCTATCTGATACTGGGGAATGTCAGTAGTTACATACTTGACATAATTAGCTACATAGCGATGTCTATCTGACCTGACTTATTTAACTTTTTTCATTTCATGCCTACTAGCTCCTTTCCCTTACTTGGCGCAACATAAAACAATGCAATGCTTTTATCGCAACATGTAAAAATTAAAAACAATTATTCAATTTTTTCAAAATGTGTTATCATCACAATTATTAACAATGCAAAGGGGATATCTTGAAAATCTATGACTTCGGAGCACATCCCGCTATACAGGCCCATTTGCGTCACCTTGCGGCTTTCGGCTGCATGGAGGAGTCAGACATCAGAGAATTAATTGAAGCCGTTGGCGAGGCTTTAGAGCGGCTTGAAAGGCTAGAGGCAATTCAAGCATTTAACGTAACTGTTCAAAAATTGAACAATGAGTGACCATTTCGAGGAGAAACGCGATATGGTAAGGCTAACTAAATGAAACAATTCACAACTCCGGGCCTCAAAGAAACCAAAAAGATTTTGTTTAAGATGAAGGTCAACAAAGCGCCCAAGAGAATTGCATATGCTAACTTAGAAGCCATGAGGGCCAATCTTGAAAAAATACCAAGTAGGCGGTAACTGGATTTGGTGTGACGGCTGTAGCGTTTGTTTGCCTTACAATGGGCATTATTATTACTATAGGCAACGAGAGGAAGTTATTTGCCCAGAATGTTATAAGGCGACCAAGGAAGCTAGATGGCAAAAAGGGTGCAGCACGAACAAGGAGAGCAAACAGCCCTAACTCAGTGGTTTGCCTTACAGTTTCCCAAAGAAATGCTAATGCACATTCCAAATCAGCTTATTAGGGGTTGTGTTCAAGCCAGGGTAATGTATATGGCGGGTATCATTCCGGGGGCGCCAGATTTGTTTTTGTGTTGTGCCAGGGGCGAATATCATGGACTTTGGATTGAGCTAAAGCGAAAGAGCGTAAGGGGTGAGCCAAGAGGCAGAATAACTAAGCGTCAGTTGTTGGTTATGGAGCATCTAAGCCTCAAGGGTTACAAGTGTGTTGTAGCTTTTGGGTTTGAGAATGCAAGGAATGCGATTTTAGACTATATGAGAAAATGATGGATGAATTCGAGCCGGATACAGATTTAGAGGCCAGGGCATGGTTGAACTTGTTTGTGACAGTAGTATTTGTAGTTTTGTTATGTTTTGGATTTTATGTATGCTGTTAATCATTGGGCTTTTGCTGCTTTGGGCAGCGAAGGATTGATGATTTCATCTACCCTTCACTTGGTTAAATAAACACTTTTGATTAAATTCGATACGCAAAAAGCTTTCATATATTTTGGGAACCCAAACATAACAAAGAGCTATTATGCAACCCGCGATTATTCCAAGCAATAATACGACCGTCCAAAGCAATGCTACTATCATGATTATTCTTCATCCTCATCTACATATGTATCAGGTTCATCAAACCAATCATCATCAAGACAATCATCATCGCCCCAGTAATCATTGAAGCCATCGTCGGTGTAAAGAACCATATGGTTTTCTATCATTTTTACTTTAGCTCCAATCTTCTTGTTGCATCGCCAATCTTCTTCACGCATTCATATACATCAGCAAAGTGTATACGAAGTTGCTCACGGTCTACAGTTTCAGAGCCTTTAATCCACTTGTATGTGGCCAATTCCTCGCCATTTAAACCCAATACAACTTCATTCTCACCCATTGCTTCGCGAATCTGGTCTGTTAGTATCTTAAAGGCTAATTCTTGCGCTTTGAGCATTTTGCGCTGTTCTTTTGCAAGCTCAATCAGGTTAGCCAGTTCTTTGTTTGCCATTAAAAGACCAGATGGCACAGTTACCTTGGCTTGAAATTGGACTACGTTATTTGTTTGGTTCATTTTATTATCCTCGTTAAGTTAATAAAGTAATGGTAACAATTGTTAATAACGAATGTCAACAATAAATAACAATATTTAATACAAATACTTGAGTTGCGGGTCTAAATACATTAGGATTAAGGGTGAATATGCCTGGTAGGAAGTAGTTTAATTATGTCAAATAGCTCTACAAGATGTGCGAAATGCAAGGGGCAAAAGAAATACGCTGGCCTTGGTGGCATTTTTAAAGACTGTGAGGTTTGTAATGCTACAGGCAAAGTAGATATCGAAACGAAGGCTAAAAAACCTAAAGAAGCTGTAAAGAAAGAAGAAATTAGGGCTCCCAAAATAGAGAGCATTTCTGCAGAGGAAATGTTCAAAGAGCTGGGTGTGCCAGATGATGTTATTGATGCATCATTGGGTAAATCTAAGGCCGCTTATAAAGAGCCGATATTCCCAGGTTATAGTGATGAATTGATAACAGCTATTCTTGATGAGCCCCGGATGGAGGCTTTGGCGTGGGAGAATAAATACAAGCATGTTAAAGAATTATTTGGTATAAATGTTTTGACGCAAAAGCCAGACCAGTTGATGACAAAAGTTCAGCGTGCTGGGGTGAGGGCTGCATATGGTGCTCATGTTGCGCAGATGAATGCACCGAGAGCCGTTGATTTATCTTTTGCACAGAACGAAGCAGCTAAGACTGATGCTTTGCATATTGCATTTGAGCAGCGCGAAAAGAGTAGGATAGAGAAAGAGGCGGCAAAGGCATGACGGAAATAGTAGACCCCAAAACTGGGTTGAAAATAAATCTGATTGATCCAGATAAGCCTAAAAGTATATTTGACCCTAACTCTGAATTTATGAGGGAATTAGAGATTTACAAATTAAAGAGCGAGATAAAGCCTCGTAAAAGCAGAATGATGGAAGCACAATCTGGTTGGATTGCGGATATGTGTAAACCGGTAAGTAAGCCGATTATTCATATACCGGATGGTAAGGGTGGGTTTATTTGATGGCAACATGTTTTTGTAAGCAGCCTTGTGAGAGACATAAGTTTCCGGTGATTAGGAGCAAAGAAGATTGCTTGAGAGCTGCAATTGATTTGAAAGGATATGCTGAGCTTGCCCGAAAGCTTGAGATATTTACGAAGGATAAATTAAACCATGCCAGCATGTAGGCCAAGTGATTACATAGATTTATCAAAAGGATGGACAGATATTTGTAATTTGCCTATTAACAAATATGTTTTTTTGACGATTTCTATCATAATTATGTCGATTACATATGGAGTAATATTTTATGCCAGCAGGTAGACCGACAGATTATACTCCTGAATTAGCCAGCAGAATTTGCGACTTGATTGCTATTCATCCTATTAGCGTTAAACGTATTGTTGCTCAATATGGTGATTTGCCTGATGATTCCAATATTTATCGCTGGTTAGCTAGATACCCTGAATTCCGCAGTCAATATTTAGAAGCCAAAGAAACTCAAGCGTTAGCCGTTACGGATGAATTGTGGGATGAATTATCTTTTGGTTTAAACAAAGAAGAATTAGATGTATTTGACAGGAAATTTAGATTCCAACAATGGCACCTCTCTAAACTTGCACCAAAACAATTTGGTGATAAAAAAGAAATTAAATCCGAAGTAACTGCAAATGTGAAAATGCATGAGGATAGATTGAAAGAATTAGAATGACAAAAGAAGAATTATACGACGCATGGGTTGAAATGAACAATTTGCAATTAAATAACCATCCATTGGTTACACATGAAATCCGAGAAAGAGCAAAAACTGTTTGGGCTAAATTGCAACATATATTTATGAATGAACAAAATGACTTAACTATTGAATGTCGTAAACAAATTGCATTGTTGGATAAAGTAGAGAAAGAGTTGGAATAATGCCCCTGTACCTTTTATTTGACGGCCATGATTTTGTAGGTGTATTTGAATTAAAGGAATATGCAGAAAGCTGTGCGTTTGAAAATGATTTTTCCATGCCGCGAATTGCAAAGATCAGCATTAATAGGCCCAATTCTTTTGAGTGGTGCGAGGAAACAGAATGAATGAAGAATTAAAGTCTTGCCCTTCCTGCAAAGAAAACAATCTAGAGTGGCGCTATCATCGCGTGAATGGTAGGATTCAATGGGTTATTATTACATGCAAGAATTGTCGCAAAAACCTTGAGTTTAACTATTATGGATGCGGCAGAACAAACGAAGAAGCAAGTCGAGATTGGAATAAATCAATAGATGAGCAAAGAATTATACAAAGAGTATGAAAGACTTCGAGCTCTTGCAGATGTTGAATGGCAGAAGAAACCTTTAGACTGGAATGCAATAGAATTGTTAGAGGCACAATGTAGACATGCTTTTATGGCGTTTGAGGATAAAGTATGGATAGAATGCAGATTGCCAAGGCATGAATTGTTAATGAAGAGAGCGAATTTTGGATGATTACGAAAAACAAGTTTATCAACGATTGAAAGACGACCTTCCGCACTTCGCAAAGAAATGTTTAAAGATTAGAACGAAGTCAGGAGATATAGAGCCGTTTCACCTAAACAAAGCGCAAATCCATACCCACAACCTGCTGCAAAACCAATTGCAAACACGGGGAAGAGTACGTGCTTTAGTTCTGAAAGGGCGTCAACAAGGGATGTCCACATATATAGGCGCTCGGTATTATCATAAAGTAATACATTCATTTGGAATGCAGGCGTTTATTCTAACACATGCGCTAGAAGCTACAAGTAATTTATACGTAATGGCGAAGAGATACTATGAACACACGCCAGATTTAATTAAACCATTAGTAAGCAAAACAAATGCAAAGGAGTTAGTCTTTGGAAAACTGGATAGTGGGTATAGGCTTGGTACCGCTGAAAACAAGAATGTGGGTCGCAGTGCCACAATCCAACTACTACATGGAAGTGAAGTTGCCTTCTGGAACAACGCAGCTGAGCACAGCACTGGAATTATGCAGGCAGTTCCAAATGCAGCGGGAACCGAAATCATACTTGAATCAACTGCAAATGGAGTGGGAAACTATTTCCACCAACAATGGCAACAAGCAGAAGCAGGAATAAGTGAATTCATTCCGATATTTATCCCGTGGTATTGGCAAGATGAATACAGATGGCCATTGCCACAAGATTGGCATCTAACTGCTGAAGAAGAAGAGCTGCAAAGCCAATATGGATTAACTAACGAACAATTAAACTGGCGACGCATGAAGATAATACAATTATCTGTTAACGGCGTTGATGGCGAGAAGAGTTTTAAGCAGGAGTATCCGAATAATGCGAACGAAGCTTTTGTGCTTACTGGCGAAGACAGTTATATCGATAGCCCTTGCGTTATCAACGCTCGTAATGCAGTATGCGAAAAATATGGCCCTCTTCTTATTGGTGTTGACCCTGCTCGTTTTGGAGATGATAGAACTTCGATTATCTTCAGACAAGGACGAGTAGCATTCAATCTAAAGTCCTACGTTAAAAAAGATACCATGGAGGTGGCGGGAATTGTGCATCAAATTATTAAAGAACATAGCCCAGCTCGCATTTTTGTTGATGTTGGCGGTTTGGGCGCTGGGGTTGTCGATCGTCTTTTGGAGCTTGTTGGTAGCGGCATTGTCATGGCCATCAACGCTGGCGCCTCTCCACTGGACGCAAATAAATACAAAAATAAACGCGCCGAAATGTGGGGAGAGATGCGAGCATGGCTAGCTGAACCTCCAGTGCAAATACCAGATAGCAATAGCCTTCATTCTGATTTATGTGGCGTAAAGTATAAATTTGATTCAAACTCTAGGTTAGTCATGGAATCAAAAGAAGATATGAAAAAACGTGGTATTAGGTCAAGCGATGAGGCAGACGCACTAGCATTAACATTTGCACTTCCCTCATCGGCGTTAAATGCGCATAATAAGCAAGACGAAATTCTAAATGCACTAAGTGAAGATTTCGACAAAAGAATGATGGCAGTGAATAGGTCAAGGAGATAGATATGTCAGGTGTAATGGGGCACGATACAATCGAGGCGCCTGAAAATAAATCAGAGCTAACTCTCGCCGAAATAAAAAAAGATATCGAAGTCTCCTATAAATATTTTGAACATAACTATAAACGCTTCGCTGAATTCTTCAAAATGACATTCTATACGGCTCTCTCTCAAGCAGACAAAGACAACCTCGAGCTTATTGGTAAACCTCCAATTGAATTTGGCGTATTTGAAGCCTTAACCGCACGTATGGCGGGTGAATTTGCTAAACAACGCCCGTCTGTCACGGTGCATGCAGCTGAAGGTTTCTTAGGCAAAGTTGATGATGATTATTTAAAGCTAATGAAAGTCTCACAAGCCCACATCGATGAAATATTCAGACAAGCAGATTCTGAAGGCTTTAGTGATGATACTTATTGTGATACAACCAATGGTGGCTTTAGCGTCGCAGAGGTTGTCACAGAATATGTCAATGAGAAATCATTTATGCAACGCATTAGGCTTGAAAAGGTAGCCAATCCTTGTCTGTGTGGCTTTGACCCGTTAGCTGAGAAACGTCACAAAGGCGACGGCAGATATTGTTTTAAATTATACCCAATGACTCAAGAGGAATTTGCTGCAGAGTTTGGGGAAGGTAAAGCTAAAACATTTAACTTCACAAGAGCGGTTGAAAGCTTCAATTGGACTTATACAAATCAAGACATCAAGGTTGTATTGGTGGCAGATTACTGGGTAAAGGTGCCCAAAAATGTAACATTGGTGCGCATTGCAGAGAATAGTCTAGGCTGGCCACAAGCGATGTATCTCAAAGATTACAACCAAAAAGTACGCGACCATCAAGGCATTGAGCAAGTGCCAGAAATTCTAGAGAAGCGTAAAACTACAATGACAACGATAGATAGATATCGCATCTGTCAGAACGAAAAGCTAGAACATAAAGAAACATTTTATCCTATGTTGCCGCTGGTTTTCTTTGATGGTAAATCTGCGTTAATACAAGAAGAATCAGGCGGTCAATTACGCCAATTTTGTAAAGCCATTACTTATCATGCAAAAGGCGCCCAAAGATTATTTAACTTCGCTGGGCAAACAATTGGACAAGAACTTGAAGATATGCCACGCAATACTTATATGGTTCCAGCTGGAGCTATACCTAAAGCTTATGTTAAGCAATGGCAAAGACCGCAAATTGCAGGGACATTGGCTTATCATCAGTTTGATTTAGACAGGCCTGAAGTGAGATATGACCCTCCGCAAGTAATTCAACGTATCCCAACGCCACCTTTAGTACAAGAAACATTCCAAGGTTCTCAAGCTATAATTCAGCAAACTTTGGGCGCTTATGATGCAGTTCTAGGCATTAATGGCAATGAGATATCAGGCAGGGCCATTGAGAAAGGCGCGCTACAATCAAACGCTGCCGCAATGCCATATTACACAAACTTTATTATATCGCTGCAGCGCATAGCTGAGATTATTCTGCATTTAATGCCTTTAATCTATACCACACCAAGAACTATTCCTATACGATTGCCTAATGGTAAACGTGATTATCAAGTTATTAATGAACCCTATCCAAAGGTAGATAAGCAAAAGGAAATGTTGCAAAAAGCACAAGAAATGGGTATGGGCGGCATGAATACTCAAATTGAAGAAGAGGGCGAAGAAGAGGCGGAATCCGAAGAGATGGAAGATGCAATCATGTTCAACTATGACCCACATGATTTGAATATAGTAGTTGAACCGGGCGTTAATACACACATGCAAAAACAAGTTTCGTTTGAATTGTTAACCAAAGCCATGGAAGTCAGCCCAACTTTAGCGGAGTTCTTCAATAGACAAGGCTTGCCAGTAATCCTCGAGAGTTTAGATTTGCCTGGCATTGAAATGCTAAAGAGCATGGTAGAGCAATTCCAAGCGCAGATGGAGCAAGAGCGCCAACAACAAGCTGGACAGCCACAAGAAGTTGATAAGATTGTTCAGGCTGAATTGCAAAAGGCTGAAATGGAAATGGAAGCGCGTATGGCCAAGTTAGAGGCAGATATGGCAGTTCAGATTGCCAAGATTGCTGAGCAGCGCGAAGAAACAGAATTGAAGCGCCAAGAGCTTGAGCTCAAAGCTAAAGAAGCTGGATTAAGGCTTGATATGGACAGGGAAAACCAAGCAGCACAAGCAACGAAGGATACCTTGAATCTTGCGGTTGATTTGTTAAAACATCAAGCTGAGCAAGAAATGCAGCAAAGTCAGATGGAGCAACAGCAGGCACAGCAATTGCAGGATGAAGGCTTATAGTTTATGCGTGGCTGAAAAGAGGGATTGATGCAGTCTTAATCGGCCGATAAAAGAATGCTGACTCGATTGGATGGCCGCGCTCCATTTACCGATTTATAATAATCGGTAACAAATCGGTTTATGCGCAGTGTTCCTGGCGGATGATTCTAGATATGCCCTCGGTAATATAGCTGCGCTCCGTTTGCTGTTCGCGAATCACGAATATTGCGAGATAGCTCAGCTGGTAGAGCAGATGACTGTTAATCATCTGGTCGTACGTTCGAATCGTGCTCTCGCAGCCAATTTAAAAAAGGAATTTTAAATGAACATCAAGAGACTATTATTTGCATTATTGGGTTTAAATGCTGTAACCATTGATACAGAAAGCGCCAGTCCTTTATCAAAGAGAATGGCCTTACAAGCTACAAAGCTTTTAAATCGAATCAGGGATGATGTTAGGCCTAAAGCATCTTTCATGCCAAGAGTTAACTATGATTTTGAAGCTCAGGCTAAACTAGATGCCATCATTGCAGCGCATGAGCCTAGATGGCTGTTTGAAGTACGCACACCACCACCGCCAAACCCAATACGCCAAAACATGAACGGCTATTATATATCACAACAATTAGGATATCCAGAAGGCTTTCAGGTTGGCTGGCATGATACTTGCAAGAAGCTTGGCCAGAAATGTATTTTGATTAACCTGCGCTTTAGAGAAGAGCAAAAAAGCTGTTTCGTTTATAGCAATTGTAATGTCACTGCATACAATAGATACAGAAGCTGTGGCGATGGTAGGCCACAAACGCCAGGCTCGCTACCTTGTAGTTATACTTTTGTTTATTACCCAAACTTTGTTAACTCCAACGTCACTAAAATAGCGTGCGCCGTATTAGAAGTTCCAGGCTGGATGCCACCTCCTGGCCAGTTAAATAGTTATTGGTGTTTTACTAATGGCCATCAGCCAGAAAATGATAGGCCTTATGCAATGAGAAATAAATTAAGAGGTTAATGCTGCTCAAATATTGCACAATTTAGCTGATTGGTTTATATTACTGATTGATAGTCCACTCGTACTATGACGAGGTTTACGCACTCATGCGGTGAAATGGGCATACGTCATGTAGACGGTCTACGCATCCAACGCGGTTAAAAATGGAATTTGGAAGTATAATCAATGAGCAGTGAAGATATAGCGACTGATGTAAGTCAACATGAGGCCTCAGTGCAACAATCTCCGGCACAGCCAGAGAGAACGTTGACTCAAGAGGATGTTGATAGAGCGGTGCAGGCTAGACTTGCGCGCGAGCGTGAAAAAATGAGCATGGGTGGGAATCAATCTCAGCCAGCTTTTGACAGAGATGCGTTGCTTCAAGAAGCGGCGCAAATGATGCAAAAGCAGATGGATGAGCAGCGACAAGCCTATGAACGCGAGCAAGAAAAAGCTCAGATAGAAGAGATTGCTAGAACTTATTCCGAGAAGATGGCGCAAGGTAAAGACTTGTACGACGACTTCGAAGAAGTGACTAGTGATTTTTCGCCAGCTGCCTACCCGCAGATTACTATCATGGCGAGCCAGTATGATAATTTGCCAGACATCATGTATGAGCTGACAAAAAATCCTAGAAAGCTTGTCGATTTACATGTTCTTGCCATGACGCACCCAGCGTTAGCTAAGAAAGAGATGGCCAAGCTGTCTAATTCTATAAAGCAGAATGAGCAAGCGCTTGTAAATAACCAAAAGTCGCCAGCTCCAATGTCTCGATTGAAACCTTCCAGGGTCGCAGGACAAGATACTGGCAAGCTGAGCATTAAAGACTTAAGGAAGCAGGACCGCTTTAAGGTATAGCGAATTTAAGCATTAGAAACTTGTCATTATTTTGTCTCTGAAAGAAATATTTTTTAATCGGAGATAATGTTATGGCCAGTCCAGATGCCACCAATATTTTACAACAAGTCGCAACTTACCAAGCCTCAGACTTAGCTTATTTAATTAACCTCAACTGCTTTATCACAACAGCAAATACCAAATTTGAAAACTTTGAAGACAAAATTGGTAACCTGGGTGATACAGTTACATTTGATAGACCACCACGTTACGTTACGAATAACACTCTTGTTATTTCTACCCAAGCATCCGTACAACGCGTACAAACTTTAGTTGTTAACAACGCGCAAAACGTTGCATACAGTTTTACATCACAACAAATCCTATTTAACGTTGATGAATACTGGGATAAATTTGCAAAGTCTGCTGTTGAAGAGTTAGCAGCTAACGTGGAAGCATCCGTTGCTAACGTTTGCGTGCAAAATACATTTAGATTTTATGGCGATGGTGTTACTCCATTAACGACTTTCAACCAATTATCTAAAATGCTTGCTTTTTACAGAAACTTTGGCGCTCCTAAGAACGAAACCAAAGGCTTCTTGTCTGATATTTCCGTGCCTGACATCGTAGGTTCTGGTTTAAATCAATTTGCGATGGCTCGTAACGATGAGACAGCAATGAGCTGGCAAATCGGTTCCTTTAGCCGTTGTGAATGGTATGAATCTAACCTTTTGCCTGTTCATGTTAGTGGCACTGTTGGTACCAATGCAATTGTGCTCACTGTAGTTAGCACGACAAAAAATAGTAATGGTGAAATCACCAATATTTTATTTTCGCAAGGGTCTAGCAATACTAATGACGCTTCTGCTGTTCTTCAGTATGACAAGTTCCAATTTAGCGATAATGTTTCCGGGCATTCTAACTTGCGCTTTTTAACATTTACTGGCCATTTTGTATCAAACAGCCCTGTACAATTTGCAGCTGCAGCAACAGCCGCTAGCGATGCAACAGGCAATGGTCAAATCAATGTAACATTGTATCCGCCTCTATTGCCTGGCGCTGTACAAGCAGCATCTAGCGATACTATGAATATCAATATTGATATCGTGGCTGGTATGCAAGCAACGGTATTGCCATCTCACAGAGCAGGTGTTGTACATGCTGGTAACCCAGTCTTCTTAGCAATGCCAACTCTTCCAACTCAAGAGCCTTTCTATAGTGCGAGTGAGTTTGATGAAGATACTGGTGTTTCTATGCGTTGTTATTGGGGAACAGTATTAGGTCAAAACTTACAAATCATGGCGCATGACTGTATCTGGGGCTACACAATGGTTCCTGAATATGCAATGTGTATTGTAAACCCATTGTAATTGTTAAATAAGCGAGCCGCTTATAATGAATTTATAAGTGGCTCATTGGCAAATTAATAGAGGAATAAACTATGAGTACAACAGGCGGAACAACAGGAACTGGGCAAGTTTTACCAAACGTGCCAATTTCAAATATTGGTAATTTATACGTAAACGGCATGGCGCTTACCTACACTGACACGACGCATATTGTTGTGGGTGCGGGTCAATGTCGTGATTCAACTGATACAGTTGACATCGTTATGGGTGGAAATCTTTATACAACTTCTAGCAGTGCATCTGGCAATGCTGGCCAGTCTAATCCAGTTAGCGCATCCTCTGCAGTCACTATTAATACTGCATTGACAGGTGCTGGTGGTGTGGATTTAGGGGGTGGCACTTTAATTACTGCAAGTCGCATGTATGCAGTGTTTGCAATTGGTGACTCCCGTGGCTTTAACAATGGTTCAGCTTTGCTTTCGTTGGAGCCATTGACAACAACTTCCACAGCGAGTGCGGCAGCTGTGCCTTCTTTGCCTGTAGGTTATGACTGTTATCGTTACATTGGCTCTGTTGCGATGGATAGCAGTAAACATATATGGGCTTTCCAACAAACTGGTTCTGGTTTAGCTCGTACAATGTGGTATGACAGTGGCACATTAGATGCAACACATATTGGCCTAGCAATTCCATCAAGCGCTACGGCTGCTTCTCAAACTTTAGCAACAATTGGCGTGTTGTCTACAATTGTTCCACAAAAAGCAATTGAAGTTATGATTTATGGAAGCTTGGTTGCCAATGCTGCGGGTGATTCATTGCTATTAACACCTAAAGGTTTTGTTGGGCCTGCGACTGGTTTTAGAACGAACGCCTCTGGTACTGTAGTTGGGGAAGTTATGCGCGTTCCATGTAACTTTAACGCAGGAACTCCAAACATTGTTGAAATCGACTATGCAACATCCTCTGCTACTGCAACTGTTGCATTTACATTGCCAGGTTACGTTGACCAGCTATAACATGGAGTTGAGCCATGACATTAACCGTAACGCAACTGATAACTCAAGCTTACTATGACTCCAGCGTAGTAAGCAGACAATTTGAAACTGTCCAGGGTTATCAATTAAGTGACGGTTTGTTGTGGCTCAATGAGCTTCTAGGGGATAAAGCCATGGATAATGGCGATATCCCTTATCTTACGCAGCAATATCCCTTTACTGGTGTTGTCGGCCAAGAAAAGTATTTCATTCCAAATCTAATTAGCATTGATGCTTTAGTTTTTTATATCGGTGCTGGAACTGGTGGAACTGGTTTAAATACAGTTCGCTATCAAATGAATTTTATAGACAGGGTTAGATACTTTGGTGCGCCACGTGCTAATGGCATTAACGCACTTCCCGTGTCTTATACTTATGAGCGTGTTTTGGGGGGTGCTAATATCTGGGTATACTTCCCACCACAGCAACCATATCTATTCAACATTACTGGTAACTTCTTTATATCTAATGTTTCATTAAATCAAGATTTACAAAGCAGCATTACAACTGCAAACCTAGGGGTTCCAACGATAGTTGCGCCTGGCACAATTTCAACCGGACAGCTTGTGATAAATGGCGTTGATTTAGCAGGAACCTATGCCACAACCACAGCTTTGGTTACGCATATTAATACTGGCGTGATTCCTTATGTAACAGCATCAATTCAAAATTTCCAATTTATTTTGACGAGCATAAATGGCACAACTATTTCAATTGTGACAAATGGCGTATTGAATGCGCCAGTTTTGGGGCAATGGACATTCCAATTTTTTAGTCTTCAAAATGGCTACTTTTCTCAGAACTTTTACGCCTTAGCATTCGACCAATTTTATACCAACTATCTCGAATACCAACTTGCTGAGAGAATTTGCCAAAAGTTGAATTTTGCAGTGCCAGATGGCGTTAAAAATCAATTAGAAAGATATCAATTGCAAATATCCAAAATGGCAGAGCCGCTTGATTTGGTCCAGCAGAAAATTAAAGTTCTCGGCGATATTAGAGCTATTAATTACGCTCAGGCAAATATTGGCCAAGGCTTTAGTGTTGGCTCTTTATAAGGTGAATTAAAATCGTATCTACACGCGTAAGCCCAAATGCCAAACAAGAAGTAATCGATATTGTCGGGGGTTCAACCTTCGGTCAATACAGTAAGATTTCCGCTGCAAAAACCTTTAACATGTATATATCAGAGGCTGGCATAGAAGGCGATACTAAAGAAGTTTGGAATATTAATTTCCCTGGATATGCCAGGGTTTTAAATCTTTTGCCTTTCCCTGACCCCTTACCTAGCCCGCCCCTTTATCCAAACCAAATTCCAGTTGGTGAAGGGCGCGGGATTTTTCATTCCATCAGAGGCAATTTGACGATAGTTGTAGTAAATAGTGTTGTTTATGCCTTATCCCCAACCCTTGGCCAAACTACCATCGGCACATTAAATTCTTCCAGTGGGGAAGTTTATATGGCCGAGAATTTAAACTCTCAAGTTTGCATTGTAGATGGCGTTAATTGTTGGATTTATAATTATTCATTGCCCGCGCCTAATTTGACTAAGCAAACATCTGGGGCGCTGGGGGATGGAACATTGGTCCCAAGCTATGTAAGTTTTCATGGCAGCTTTTTTCATATTGCTAATAGCCCATCGGGAACAAATAGCTCATCATGGTACATTTTTAAATATAGTGCGGCAACAGCTATCATTCAGCCAACGACAAATTCAGTATTTACAATAGAGACAAAGCCGGATTTTGCATTAGCTGTGATACGTATACCATCAAGAGCTAACAATATTTTAGCTTTAGGTTCAACGGTTGGTGAGATTTGGACATTGATTGATGGCGATCCAAATTATACCAGAAACCAATCTTTGAGCATCAATTATGGTTGCCAATCAACATCAACGATTGCCGAAGGTGGTGAGTTTTTGGTGTGGCTTGGAGTGAATGAGGATGAATCACCTGTTATATGTGTTTACGATGGTGATGAGCTTAAAAACATTTCAACTGATGGCATAGATTATTTACTGGGTACAATAATAGCACCACAAACATCAACGGCGATGTTATATCGAGAAAATGGGCATTTGTTTTATATTTTAACATTTTATGATTCAAAAGATAATTTAACTTTAATGTATGATTTTAATACGCAACTGTTTTTTAATCTCACTGACCAAGCGATGAATTTCCATCCAGCAAGAGGAATTGTATATTTTAATTTAAAGACTTATTTTATTAGCCTTAGAAATGCAGCGCTTTATGAGATAAGTTCTAAATATACAACTATAAATGAAAACTTACCACGAACTAGCGCTTCTAGTTCTTATGATGCAAATTTAGAATATGATATGCAGTTTATAAGGGTGACATCGAATGTAAGACTTGCAGATTCTGCCAGATTTATAGCAAACAGTTTTGTTATTACGCTTGAGCAGGGGACAGATGTAAATTATACAGGCGTAGGTCTTATTAATTATTTGATTACTGAGGATACCAATAATCCGCCAGATGATGACATCATAACTGAGTTTGGTGATTTTATAATTGATGAGAATTCAAATACTGGGGTGCCATATATTCCGCGTATTGATTTGGCTTTCAGTAAGACTGGCGGCATTTCTTGGAGTAGTTATGTCAGCAGGAACTTAAATCCATTAGGTTATCAGCAAAACATATTACATTGGGAAGGCATGGGAGCGGCGAATGATATTTGTTTTATGCTACGTTATTGGACAAGAAATCGCGTTATAATACAGAACGCGCTACTTGATGTGGTGATATAGAATGTCAATACCAAATTTTACTCCATTACCTTCATATTTTTATAATCAGGATTATAAATCTCAGGAAATGTATCAAGAATTATTTAACAGATTGCTTCGAGATTGGTTTAATATTAATGCAGGATTTTTAATACCAGCTTTTACTGCAGCACAGTTGGCAATTATTGCACCGACCTACCCTCCTGTTCGGATATGGTACAACGTTGACAATAATGTTTTACAGTTTTCTAGTTCGTCGGGGATTCAGACGATAACCTCTGTTTAGAAGGAAAAGATTATGGCATTTTTAAGAGGATTGGTTAAGCCCTTTGAGAAGATAGGAAAAGGGGTAACAAATTTATTTCGTGGTGGTAAAAATCCAGCAGATAATGCAAGGCAATTTTTACAACCAATTCCTGGTATGGGTAAAGAGGCTTACGATCCATTTATACAACAAGGAAGAGAAGCATTTCAAAGTTTAAAGCCTCAATATGAGAAGCTTTTGAACTTTCCTAGAGAGTCATTGGAAGAAGATATTGCTGCCTATGAACCATCATCTTTTTATCAGGAACAATTGCCATATTTATTGGAGGCAATGAGCGCTCAAGCAAGAGGCCAAGGCTATAGTGGTACAGAGTATGAGCAGCGCAGGCGTGCAGATATTGCACATCAATTGCTAGGTGCCGATTTAGGCGATTATTTGAACCGAGTTGAGGGTAGGCGTGGGCTTGGTATGCAAGGTTTTGAAACAGCAACAGGCAGAGGCTTTCAAGGTGCTGGCTCATTAGCTGATTTTCTAGGTAATGCAGCGGGCAATAGAGCTAATCTTGAATTTGCGGGTAAAGCGCAACAAGGTATGAATAAAAGTCAATTTATGGGCGATATAGCCAAAGCAATTGCAGCTGCCTTTGGCGCATCTGCAGGTGCTGGTCCGGGAGGCAAGCCGCAGGGTGCGGGTGGGCCTACCGCTTCAAAATATGGCCAGAGTTTAGGCGATATTCAATCTAATATCCCATCAAACCCATTTGGTACTTTTGGGGGTAATATATCGCCAGGCGTCGGATATAATAGAGGCAGAAGAGGATTCTAATATGCCATTAAATCCATTAGATTTTAGTAGATTTCTATATCAACCTAAGCCAAGTGGGATAGGTGAGATATTTGAAAATTATTATAAAGGCTATGAGCAGGCGCAGACTCCGGCGAAGCTTGCGAGAGAAAGGATTAAAGAGGAGTTGATGAACTCTATTTATGGCACGCAAGCTAAGTATGCGGAGCCTTTAGCGCAACAAGGGTTACAGAAAGCTCAGTTAGAGAATCAGTATTATGGTCGAAGCAAAGAGGCTGATATTGCAGAATCCATTGCGCGTGCACAGCATTATAGAGACCAAGCAAGTGGTCGCACATTTGCGCCAAGTGCTTTGGGCAAGTTGATACAAGAAAGAAATGATTTAGAAGCGCGGGAGCCTGATAGTCCTTTGTTAGCTGAATATGACAGAGTAATAAAAGCCCAAGGCGCTAGCAAACAATATGCACCTAGCTCTTTGGGCAAATTAGCGAATGAATTGCAGCAAGTTGAAGAAGGATTTTTACCTGGAAGTAATGGTTCAATTGCACTGTCGCCAGAACAGCAAGATGAATTACGCAATAATTATGCTCTTCAAATGCAAAAGGCTGCATCAGACCAAACAACCAGAACAACAGTATTGCGCGGTCAGAACTTATTGCAATCTATCAATGCTTCAAATATAGATGATTTAACCAGATATTCTGGATTAAAAGGTTCGGCAAAGCTTAAACTCGAGCAAGCTAAAGATTTAAATGGAAAACCAAGCGAGGAATATTTAAAATATTTAGAGGCCACGCAAGCTGCACAATTAGAAGCCAAAGAGTTGCGTCAATTTTTCGGGGATTCCATCACTCCTGAAGTTCAAGATGCTATTTATAAAATGGTCAATGCTACTTCATTAACAAAAAGCCCTGAAGCTGCTAAGCGCATGATTCAAAAATCTAGAGATACGATTAAGAAGCAAATAAAAACATTTACAAGCGCCCTAGAAAGCCCTGAGGCTTATAAATTTGAACAAAATATTCAGCAGATTTCATCTGATATGTATAACGGAATGCAGAATCAACAAGATATGATAACCATTCGTAATCCTAAAACTGGACAAACAAAGCAGATTTCTCGCGCCGAATACGAAGCAGGGAGAAAAAAGAAATAATGGAAGATTATAGCGATTGGGAAATAGTTGCACCGGCACAAGATTATAGCGATTGGGAGTTATTCCAAGATGCTTTTAAAGAGCCTAATTTTGTTGAGCGTCAAGATAGAAAAGGGTTGGCAGGTGTTGGGACTGATGTGGCAGAAAGTTTTTACAATTTGATAGCTAATGCTCCTGATTTTGCAGAAGGTATCGGTTTGGCAGGAGGGCAAATTAAATCAAATCCTACACGAGCTGCTGCCAACATATCTGTATCTCCTCTTAATTTGGCTGCGCATGTTTTGAATATTCCGAGAGCGTCAAATAAATATTTAGAAAGTCGAGGTTTTGCCGATGAAAATGAAGACCAAGGCCTTTATAGCGAATTCTTGCCAGAAAAACCTCGTCCAATGACTAAAGATGAAAGTGTAATGGAACGTATAATGCGCTCTATCCATTTGCCACGACCTGGAACATTTGACTATGCGCAAGAATTGGGATTAAAAGAACCTGCCAAATTTGAAGAAGAAGC